ACTTGTCATTGGTTTCCCCTTCCGAGGGTGTTAGGTGTTTGGTTTGGTTCGCAGCTTTTTGACAGCGATGCGATGGTGGTGCTTTTAGCGATACATAGGTGGTTACTGTGATGCCGCATCTAGCGCAGTGCCAGTCTTGTCGTAGCGATATGCCCTTCATTGGGTTCAGAGTATACCCTGGGTGTGTCTTAGTCAAGCGCATCTACTGTTACTGTATTTATTAGAGGGTTTGCATCTTTTATTCTGTTCAACGCTATTTGGGCGTATTCAGGGCTTAGTTCTGTTCCTATGAAGTTGCGGTTGTGCCGTAATGATACTACTGCTACGGTTCCGGACCCTGTAAATGGGTCAAGCACTGTGTCGGCTGGCCGTGATGATGCTAAAATGCAGGGTTCTACTATGGCTTCGGGCATTACTGCGAAGTGTGCTTCTTTGAATGGCCGTACTGGTATTGTCCACACGTCACGTTTGTTACGTAATCCTGTGTCTGTGTATTCATTGCCCGATTTTGTGGCGTGTTTTGGGTCATCACTATCACCGTATTTAGTACCCCCAAATTTGATTTTAGTTTTGCCTAGATTTGCAGATGGTTCTTTGATGGCTTGATTGTCAAAATAGTATTTAGCATTTTTTGTGAGCATAAATATGTGTTCATGTGATTTTGTGCATCTGTCAGTTACCGATTCTGGCATAGGGTTTGGTTTCGCCCAGATGATGTCTTGCCGTAGGTACCACCCGTCGTCTTGAAGTGCAAACGCGACACGCCACGGTATACCCACTAAATCTTTGGGTTTGAGGTCGCGCCACAGTGGTTTTGCAAATGAATCGGTTGCGTGTCTTTTCGCACCTACGTTTTCGTTGGTGTTGCCTACCTTGGCACCGTTGTAAGTGTCGCCAAGGTTGAGCCACAACACACCGTCGTCTTTCAACACACGTCGCACCTCGCGAAACACTTTGACTAATTGTGCAACGTAGTCAAGTGGTGTTTGTTCCAACCCCATTTGGTTGTCTACACGTTCGGCCCCACAATCTTTGCATATTTTTTATAGAGTCCATCACTTGTTGGCACTTTGTTTTGAAACCCTGATGCTGATTTTTTGCTCATTCTTCTATGCGTACATTCTGCTGTGCCTCCTGTCCACGTCGCTGTGCCGTAGTCACGTAGCCCCCAATAGGGTGGGCTAGTAACTACGCATTGCACTGACTTGTCAGATATTTCTGCCAGTCGGGAACGTACATCCCCAACTAATATTTTTGCTTCCATTAGCAGTTCCTTTTCCATTTTTGTACGAGTTTATGTTGAGATTGGCAGATGTATCGCTGGATGGATTTACGTGCTTTCAGGCACCCCCATCCCCACGGACCCACTCTCCAAATTTTAGTACCATCGGGTTCGATGTGGGATTTGAACGCTATCGCATCGGCCACTCTGACTTGTTCACGTGGGGTCATACCTTTAGCAGATGAATGGTTGGACCACCTGCGAAAAGTTTGTCTTGCTATGCCCAGGCCACCCGTGTAGGAACGGGTCGAGTGCTTCCAGTTCGGTTCGTTAGTGCCAGGTAGCCCACTCTCACAAGTGCCGAGCGCGTCATAGTAAGCATCCGGAAGTACCCCGTGATATTTGCTGTGGCTGTTATCATTTTTAGCTTGTGCTGTTGCTGGTGTTAGGGCCAATGTTGCGGCTAATCCAACGGTGAATATGATTTTGTGCATAGTGCCTCCTTATTGGGTTGGCTTGCGTTCCCATTTCTCTACGCGAAAAAGAGTCTAGCAGTCAGTCGTACAATTCGTTTGTTTGTAGGTCTTGTACGTGATGGGGAAATAGGAGGAATCCCTTTGCTGGATTGTCTGAGTCGGGGGCAAAGTTTCTTTTTTCTAGTCTGTCGTAGTTGTGTCGAAGAAAGTTCTTCAAGCGTTGAACAGATACGAGTACGAAGGATTCAGGGGCGAACCTGTATGCCCACCATTCTGCCTCTGTGACGTTGATTCCAGAGTCCTTCCAGACCCCACCAGACGGCTTCTGCTGCGTCTCAACAGCCATCCTGCCATTCCTGTACCTATCAGCCTTGACTTCCACTGTGGCCCTGTTCAGAGCGTTGAAGAAATCAATCAGTTGAGCTTCCCCTTCGTGGCCGTATGCCAGGTCGGTTTGAAAATCAAACTTCGGGTTGTATCCACCTATCTCCATCATCGCTCCTTGTCGTTCGGTTTTCTTTGTCTTTTAATTATGTCTTTGGCGACAGCAATCTCGCATCTTCGGTCAAGTTTTTGTTTCGCTAACCATTTCTCTGTGGCTCGTTGCTGGCTAGGTGGCTTACGTTTCATCCCCATCATTGCTCCTTGTAGTAGGGATTGTCTTTGTTATGTACCAATGTGGCGTACCCTGCCATCAGGTAAGGCTGCCAGTTGGTTCTGATATGCGTGAACCAGGCTTGCCTGTCTTGTTCGGTCATATCTTTCCACATTGCAAAGGTGGTGCCGACTTCCGGTTGACTACCTATCGCCATCGTCTGTCTCGTCTTCTTCGTCTTCTTCTGGTTCGCAATCACTGTGATGGTCAGTCCAATCACACCACCCACAAGGTTGTTCCGAAGCACTATGACACCCACAAGTACCATACGGATTCTTATGTCCAGCCTCACATCTGTTCAACCAATGACTCATCTGAACTTTTCTCCTATCAAAACGCCACATAAAAACACAGCACTCAACATAATAATTTGAACAATGAAATCACCCACGGCGTTGCATCCCCACAAACTTGGTTAGCAAACGACACACATCGCACGTTCTGAAATAATCGTGGTCGTGTTTCTGGGCATAAACAGAAAGCTCTTTCGCCATCTCCTGCCACCTGTCACGCTCATCCATCAAATCAAGATAACGCCGGAACTGCTCATCAGATTTCCGTTTCAAACGATTCAACTCCTCAGTTGTTCGTTCCAAACTAATCTGCAAATCATTAGACCTATAATCGTCGCTCATTATGCTGCCCTTTCTTCATCGAAACATCCCTGGTAAAACGCGTTACCAAAAATTTCTACTGGGTGATACCCGAATTTGATACACCAAAAGTCAGCCCAGTAAATGTCAATACCTTTTTCAAGCCACCCTTGCCATTTGCTTTGGTGAACCTCATACAGTTGGTTGGTAGCGATGAGTTTGTCAATCAAAGGTTGAGGGTCTAGCCGTATCTTTTTAGAATCAGATGGGGGTCGATACTTCGCCCTCATATCTCGTGCCGCATTACGACATACATCGCATCGGCATTTCATTTTACGGTACATATCAATACCGTGTTCAGTTGGAATTATTCTCGGTGCCATTTAGTTCCCCTTGGATTTTTAAATATTCGTCAATAATATTTCGTTCACGTTCTGACGGTGGACCAAGCCTGTCAAAATCGCTGGTGTTGTAGATACGGTTCATCAAACATTCAAACAATGTTTTAGACAGTTCTTTCATATGAACCATTGTCGGCCATAAACATTCGTCACAGAAACAAGATGATGGGTGTTCCATTAGTAGCCTGCCTGCTTCAATAGTTTCGCCATATCTTCAAACCTCATAACGGCATACTGCTCGCTACCTGTGCCGTGGCCTTGGCGTTTCACAACAAGAACCCCATAGTCGGCGTTAGCGTTGATGCGTTCTGTTTCTGTTTCTTGTAGCCAAGCTGACAGTTCAAACCGTTTAGCGGCTTTACATTCAAACACCAACGGTCCACATCCTGTTACGTCACCTTTGTCAAGGTTGCCGTGTAACGCTCGTCTCTCAGCATATGGGAACCCTACGGTTTGTAAGTATCGAACGATGAGGGTTTCAAATGATGTTCCTCGTTGTTTACCAGGCGACATTGTTGCTGGCCTTTCGGATTAGTTCACGCACGACAGCAGACCGTGAAAGGTTTTTGTCTTCTGCCAGTTTCGTGAGTTCTTCTAGTTGTGTTGGTGACAACCGGACACCCAAGAAGAATGTTCCTGGTGTGTTACTGGTTGTGTCTATGGTTCTTTTCGCAGGCATCAGTCCTCCTTTGGCTTTGATGCGTTAGCGATAGCTTCTTTGAAGGCGACGCGTAGAGCGGCAAGGTCGGATTGTTTGCCGAACCCGAACTTTATTTTGGCTATTTTGTAGACAGTCACAGGTGAGATGCCTTCTTTGATACACGCTTTGTTGAACGCTTCTACTTGGTCTGCTGTGAGTGGAGCATCAGTATCTTCTTCTGTTGGTTCTGCTTGGGGTGCAGGTGCAGCAGGTTTTGGCTTTGCCATTTGACCTGTTTGTTTCTGGGGTGTTGGTTTGCCACCAAGGTCTTCCCATTCCTGCTTAGTCCACAGCGACAGGGCGATACCGAAACGCATCGAGGCGTTACGAAGGAAGTCACCAACAAGTTCTTTGTCGAGTTCCATTTTGTCTGCTTTGACTGAGCCGACACCGAGCATTTCTTTGCCGTGGATAGTGAGCCATCCCCACATTGTTGCGATGCCGTTTTCTACGTGGATTGCAGGGCGGCCATTGTTCCAGCCGCAAGGTTCCCACGACCAGTATGGGTCTACTTCGATGAGGATACGTGTGATGTCTGCGTGTCCTACGAAGTCAAGTTGGATTCCACCTTTGGGTAGTTTGCCAATAATCTTGGGGTCCGGTACAGCAAAGTCTGTCATTACTTTGCGTAGTTCTGTTTCTTTGTTTTGTGTTTCCACTGGTATTACCTTTCTTGGTGTGTTGTAAACATTCAATACTTTGTTGATGTCTGATGTGTATTCCATTGTCATTCTCCTTTTAGACGCAATGTTCTGCTTGATGAAGCCTTAACGTACTGTGCGTATGTGTCAGGGTTTTCTGCTTGGAAGCGTTTGGAATCAAACCAGTCACGCTTGTATCCCTTCCAGGTGGCTACGACAGCACCGTTGATGGTGGCTGTTTCGTTAGGTCCGATGAGGTCGCACAGTTCTGCTTTCAACTGGTCTTCTAACGCTTTGTATGATGACAGTTCTGATTTGACGTGCTTCAATCGAGCAATCAAATCGGCTGCTGTTTCAGGTATTTCAATCGCTGACGATTCTGTTTGTTGGTAGCGAGTTGTGATTGTTTCGTAACTGTAAACAACTCCTTCTGGGTCCATACCTAGTTCAATGGCGTTCAACCATTTCGCTGATGCCTCGATATGTTCAGCTCTTTCATCATCGGTCAGGCTTTGTTCGATGAGTGTGAGGCGTAGTGTGTTGTCAAACACGGCCCACGTGACTCGTTCTGCACCGGAACAGATGGCTTGTTGTAATCCTTGGACACGCCAATAGTCAGGGAGTGTGCCTGAGAATTCACGGCTTGTTGTTTTCACTTCAAGAACGTGTTTGGTTTCTTCGTTCCAACCGTCAAGTGTTGAGATGAGATGGCAACCATTGTCGTCGTCATAGCAAAACAGTTCTTCGGGTGTTTCAAACTTCACACCGAGTCTGTCGCCTGCCCATTGGATGATGGTGTCTTCAAGACGGTTGCCTGTTTCCATTGCAGCGTTCGGCTGGATAGGAGTTGGTGCTACACCAGACAGTAGTTCTGCGGCGTACTGGTCTTGTTTTACAAACGGATGGACACCGTAGATTGCTCCTGCTGCTGAGGCAGAGATTCGACGGTTGCCTTTCTCATCCATATATCTTTGGTTGAGCCAAGCTTGTGAGCCGTGTGGTTCTTTTGGTATTCGGTAACGCTGGTATCCCATTGCGTTTCCCCTTTCTTGTTGTTTAACTATTGGTCAGAGTACACGCAAGGTGTGTCATTGTCAACTGTTCAGCAAGATTATTTTACGTATCATTCCGACAGGTATATAAAACAGGTTTATACCGTCACCCTCGTGGAAGGTTTGGAGCAGGGTGATGTGGTCTTTCTTCGCTCCGGCATCGCCTGTGGGTACTAGGAACCCTACTGATTGGACAAGTGTTTCGCCGTCATCATCTACGTCGTCAAGGGTTAGCCAACCTGGGTCACCTCCACAAGCGTCAGCCCAGTAGACAAGAGCTACTGGGTATGGGGGTGGTTCAAGTTCAGTTGTCTGTTCGTTCGTCAAGGGGTTCTCCTTCTACGCGACAATCGTGGCACCATTTGCCTTGGCTGATAGGCCATACTTCCCCACAGTTAGGGCAGGTATACAGGTTTTTGATTGCGACCATAGCCTGATATTACTAGGCGGCTGTGGCTGTGTTGTGCTGTTCTAGTAGGGCATCTATCTTGCCTACAAGGTTTAACAGTTGTTCTTCTTCGATGCCTCGAACTACTACTTTTGAAAGGAAATTACGGATGAGAAGCAGGTCTGTGAGTGTCATAGGACTTGTCACATTATCATCGTGGAAGTGTTATATGTTCCTCTACAAGAGTTAAACGTGATTCAATTCTGTTGACCGAATCACGTAGGGATGAGCCACCGTTCGGTAGCATTTGTTGTTCTACGAATGTCATTGTTTTTTCTAGGCGTTGCGCCCATTTGAATATTGGAAGTATAAGACTTCGGTAGATGATTCCGAGCGCACCGATGGTTGCGCCAACCGTGATAATCCATTGGGCAACAGTCATTGACTTTTCCTGTTACTAATCTTGACAGCTTCAATCCACATAGACAACAAAATTGCTATACAACTAGCACCAATACAGCCAAACAAGATAAGGGCAAACATCACTGCACGTTTCATTCAGGCTTAGGCAAGGCTAACCAGGCAGCTTCGAACTTAGCGGCATCCTTGGCCATAGACGGAGAAATTTCTATGTGCAACCAGGAAGGTGAACCCTGATACGAACCAGCATTATCATCCTTAGTGAAAATTTTGACCCCTGATTTCCCTGGACCACGACTACACCTGTATCCGGCACCGTAGTCACCGAAGGCGTACCAGTGTATTTCTTCAATTTCTAGTTCCTCAGAATACTTCAGCAACCAATCCCACATTTCACGAGCAACTTTTTCGTTAGGGTACTGACAGTCTAAGGCCGCCCCAGTCGCGTGAACCGATAGGTACTTATCCATACCAGGGTCACCAATTTTCTTACCAGCAGTCTTATCATTTTTCATCAATCTCAGGGAGTAGATGCCAATGTTCTTGGTTTTCCATCTGCGCTTACACAAATCAGCGAGCTTCACAGTACCAGGCTGTGCCTTCTTGCCATCAAAACTTGGGTAGTAACTGTATTTTCTTGGCATAAATTTTCCTGTTGATGACACTAATAGTCAAAGCAGATGGTAGAGTGCTGTTGCCTCTAGCAAGGTCGTTACCCCTTTCTCCCTTGCTAGAGGCACTGTCGTATCTACTCGTCTACTCCAACTCCTAATGCGATAGCGATAATGTTGATAAGCAAAGCAGCAACGCTGATAAACATTGCTTTACTGAGGGCATCACCAGACAGCGTGATAAGGACTAGCCCTGTTCCGGCAGCCCATAAAAGCAATGACGTGATAGCACCAAAGTATTTTTGCATAGGGGTTACTTTATCATTTCCGTCTGGAGGCTACGGCTGCTACGGCTGTCATTCCTGCTATGGCAATTAAGGCTCGGCGTTGGGATACAGGGATGGTTGACCCGACAGGGATGTAGGTATCTACGGCTCCACCGAAGATGTTGATTTCTTCTTCAAAGGCTTCTCTGACTTCTTGGGGTGCTTCTTGTACTGCTTCTACAAGTGCTTCAATCTGGGCATCTGACAGGTCATCCACGTTCAATGCTTCGAACACTTGGGTTGCTTCTTCTGGGGTGATGGTGGCCAACACTTCAGGGCTGGTTGCCAACGCGACTGCTTCTTCTTGACTGATGACAGGGGGTATCTCTACAGGAATTGTTGTGGTTGTTGTAGGGTTTTCTGTTGTTGTAGTAAC